GGCCATGGATGACCACAGACCAGGACGAGCAGGTCACGGCACTGTGGGAATCCCACGGCACATAAGCCCCGAGACTGCATCCGGCGCCCGTCGTCGCTGTGCGTAGTCCACAATGGCGCCGTGAGTCACCGGCCCCCCATGCGCCCCCTCGACCCCCATGCACCCCAGCCACCCCGTGGCCCCGGCCGATGGTGCGAGCAGCACCAGCGCCTGGAGTGCACCGCCCAGCGGTCCCGTGGCCGGGGCACCTGCCACGGGTCCGCCGTGACCGGCACCGACCGGTGCCGGATGCACCTCGGCGACAAGGTCTCCGAGGTGAAGGCCGTCGCGGAGGCCCTCACTGCGTGGCGTGCGGTCCCGGGCCAGCAGGTCGTGTCGCACACTGAGGCGGTCCTGGGGATGCTGCAGGTGTCGTGGCTTCGCTGCCAGTGGCTGGGTGACCTGCTGCGACGGCAGGTCGAGGCCGACGAGGCGGACCCCGACCTGGGGGTCGGTGACGACGGGGCCATGCCCGACGGTGACGCGCCTGCCGGCACGAAGGGTCTGATCGGGCACACGTACTCCGGGGTCAAGGACATCGGGATCTTCGCCACGGGTGAGGCTGTCCGGGCCCTGGTCACCCTGGAGGAGCGAGAGCGGGACCGGTGCGTGCGGATGGCGAAGGCCGCGCACGACATGGGTATCGCCGAGGCCCAGATCCAGCTCGCGGAGGCCCAGGGCCGGGCCCTGGTCGCCGGGTTGCAGCGGCTGCTGGCGGACCTGGGCCTGGACAAGTCGGCGGCGGCTCACGCCGCGGTGGCGCGGATGCTCGGGGACATCCAGGGCGCCGCGTCCACACCAGCGGGGACGCGGCGGTGAGCGGGCCGTGCCCGGCGGGCTGTGGTGGGACCTCGGGTGACGGGGGCCTGTGCGCCGGGTGCACCGCGGCCCTCGCTCGGCTGCTGCGGCTCGCGCCGTCGGCTGTGGCGCAGCTGCGGGTGACCGTGGCCAGGCAGGCGAGGATGGCCGCGCCCGGCGCCTCCGCCGGTGGCGGCGGGCGGACGCAGCCCCTGCCGTACGACGAGGCCGCCGCGGGCACCGCCGCTGACCTGCGCAGGGTCCTCCAAGACGCTGCGATCCGCCACGGACACCCCGGTCGGGACGGGACAGCGACCGTCGCGTGGATCGCACCCGCCCTGGCCGCCGCGTGGCTCCTCGACCAGCTCGGCGCCGTGAGGGTCTCCCCGTACGCGCGGCTCACCCTCGACCAACTCGCCGACCTACTGGACCTGGACCCCGACCCGACCACCGGCATGTGCCGCGGCCACGTGTGGAGGAGGGTCGACCGGGCACCAGACCGGTGGTTCGCCGGCCTGTGCTCCGCCGACACCCCGGCCGGGATGTGCACCGAGGACCTCCTCGCCGTCCCCGGCGCCGGGGTCGTGCGCTGCCGGGCCTGCGGCACTAGGCACGACGTCGCCCAGCGACGCGCGGTCCTCCAGGACGCCGTCCGGGGTGTCCTTGGCACCGCCACGTGGCTTGCGTCTGCCCTGACACCGCTGGTCGGGGAGCCCATCGACCCCGCGAAGATCCGGACCTGGAAGGCCCGGGGGCGTCTCGTGCCGCGCGGCCATGACCGCAACGGAGCGCCCTTGTACGCCGCCGGCGACGTCCTGGACCTCGCTGTCGCGGGGCAGCGTCGCGCGTCTCTGGTGTCTACCGGCCCGTGAAGAGTGTTACGCTCCGCGACCATAGCGTGGCTCGATCCGTCGGAGCCCGGCCGTGAGCAGGAGCACCGCCATGCTCGCCGGTGACACCGACCCCATCGCCCACGCACTCCGGATGTGGCAGGCCGAAGCCGCCCGCCGTGAAGCCGAGCAGGACGCGCCGCCCCGCTGGACCCCCTACCCCAAGCAGGAACAGGCCCGTGACCTCGCAGGCCAGGTGTCCGAGCTGCTCTACGGCGGGGCAGCCGGCGGCGGCAAATCGATGTTCCTCCGTGGCTACGGCGTGGACTTCGCCGTCGACCACCCCGCAGCACACATCGGCCTGGTGCGCCGCACTCTGCCGATGCTCAAGCAAACCCACGGCCTGCACCTGTCCGACCTCGCCGGCCCGGACGCGATCCACAACAAGGCCGAGAGCACCTGGACGTTCCCGAACGGGAGCGTCATCCGGTTCATCTCCCTGACCAACCCCGGCGACGAACAGAACTACAAGTCCGTTGAGTTCGACCTGCTGCTGTTCGATGAGGTCACCGAGCTGACGGCCACCCAGTACACGTTCATGCTCACCCGCCGCCGCTCCGCCCGCGGGTACCGCGCCCACTCCATCGCCACCGCGAACCCCGAGGGTCGCGGGTTCCGGTGGGTCAAGCAACGGTGGGTGAAGCCCCGCCGGGAGGACCTCAGCCCCGGCCAGGACCTGCCGCGGCCGTGCGAGGCATGGTCACCGCCGATCATCGAGGACGGCCAGGTCGTCGACCACCAGCCCACCAGGGCGTTCATCCCCGCGACGGTGTTCGACAACCCCGGGCTGATCGAGGCGAACCCGGAGTACGTCCGGACACTCCGGTCCCTGCCGGACTCCCGGCTCCGCAAGGCCCTCCTCGACGGCGACTGGGACGCCATGGACCACGTGCCCGGTGCTCTGTGGGGCCAGGACCTCATCGATGAGCACCGGGTCACCGCCCACCCCGACCTGATCAGGGTCGTGATCGCTGTCGACCCGTCCGGGTCCGGCGCGGACGGCGCCGACGAGGCCGGTGTCGTCGCCGTCGGCCGCGCTGTGAACGGGCACTGCTACGTCCTCAAGGACCTCTCGTGCGTCACCGACCCCGACGTGTGGGCTGCCCGCACCGGCGCCGCATACGACCTGCTCAACGCGGACTGCGCCGTCGCCGAGAAGAACTTCGGCGGGGAGATGGTTCGGTCCGTGCTCAAGCACGCCCGGCCCGGGATGCCCATCAAGCTCGTCACCGCCTCCCGCGGTAAGGCGATCCGCGCTGAGCCTGTCGCGTGGCTGTACCGGGATGGCCGGGTACATCACGTCGGCCGGTACGTGGAGCTCGAGGACGAGCAGTGCACGTGGACGCAGGATTCCGGGTGGTCCCCGGGCCGCATGGATGCCCTGGTGTGGGCGGTCAGTGACCTGATGGACCTCGGGCAGGGGTCGGCGTGGCTGGACTACCTGCGGCAACGCAAGGACGAGCAGGACGACCAGGCCGGGTAGGCCAAGAGGGGAGGGCGGATGCCACACCACACCCGCCCGTCGGGCCTGTCCGTCGTCTCGAAGTGGTCCGGGTCGGACCCTGCCGCGATGGCCGCGGCGCAGGCCGCCGCTGGCCAGGACTACTCCCGGCCGTTCGCCCCGGGGTCCCCGCTGCGGCCCTCGCAGCCCCCGCAGCCGGCCCGACGGTGGGACTACCAGACCGGGTACAACATCATCTCCCGGCCGCGGAAGGGCGACGGCCAGTCCGGACGCGTCTCCTTCCAGGTCCTCCGGGAGCTGACCAGGTCCTACGACGTCGCGAGGATCTGCATCGAGCACCGCATCGACGACATCCGGTCCCTCGGCTGGTCTGTGGCCGCCGCGGAGGGCGTCACCGAGGATGTGGCCACGGCCCGCCAGTACGCCATGGCGAAGCTGAAGAGGCCGGAGGGCCCCGGCACCCGCAAGCGGTTCAGTTCGTGGCTCGCCGCGTACTTGGACGATGTTCTGTCGTTCGACGCCGGGACTCTGTACCGGCGTCGCGACCGGGCGGGCCGGGTCATCGGGCTCGTGCCCGTCGACGGCACCACCATCGCCCCACTCCTGGACTACTACGGCGGCGCCCCCGCCGCCCCAGCCCCGGCCTACGCCCAGTTCGCGCAGGGCATCCCGTGGCAGCTCCTGGACGTCAACGACCTGATCTACGAGCCATTCCGCCCCCGCACGGACTCCCCGTACGGGTACGCGCCCCTGGAGTCCGTGCTGCTGTCGGCGAACACCGACCTGCGGTTGCAGGCCCACTTCCTGCGGCACTTCACCGCCGGCACCGTCCCCGAGGGGTTCATGACCCTGCCGGAGGACATATCGTCGCCGTCGCAGGTCCAGGAGTGGCAGGAGTACTGGGACGCCCTCCTGTACGGCGACGAGGAGGCGAAGCACCAGCTCAAGACCGTGCCCGCGGGCACGAAGTTCGAGTGGGCGAAGGACCGGAAGTTCGACCGGGACTTCGCCCTGTGGCTGACCCGGAAGACGTGCGCCGCGTACCACGTCGTCCCCAACGACCTCGGGTTCACGGACGACGTGAACCGGGCCACCGGGGAAACCCAGGTCGAGGTGCAGTTCAGGACCGGGACGCTGCCGCTGGTCATGCACGTGCAGGAGATCCTCACCGACTACCTGCAGGAAGACCTCGGGTTGCCGCTGGAGTTCCAGTTCGATACCGGCGAGTCCAAGGACGACCGGTTGCAGGAGGCACAAGCGCACAAGGTGTACGTGGAGATGGGCGCCGAGTCCGCCGACGAGGTGCGGCAGAACATCCTCGGGCTCCCGGTGGACCAGACAGCGCCGGTGCCGCGGGTCCTGGTCACCAGAGGCGGAGTGTTCCCCCTGTCCGCGCTCCAGGGCGCAGGCGGGGTCGTGGATCAGGAGACGTTCGCCCCGGCGGCTGGCGCGCCTACGGGGGAGCCGACCCCGATCACCGCGCCCCTCGGCGGTGTGGGTGCCTCCGCCCCGGTCCCGGCGGAGAAGGCCCTCACCGGTGGCGTGACCGCCGGGACCGGCCTGTCCGGGCACGACCTGGTCCGCAAGGCCGACGAGGCTGCCGAGCCGACCGTGGCTGGGGTGTGTGTCCGCGCGGCCGACACCGGCCGGGTCCTCATGCTCC